TATATGTACTTGCAGTGGAGTAAAATTGACGTTGGGGCACCAGACTTTAGAGAATCAAATAGATTATTCTTTATTTTCTGGGAAGCTTGTAAGGCAGATTCACGATCCTATGGGATGTGTTACCTTAAGAACAGGCGTTCCGGGTTTTCTTTCATGGCCTCAGGAGAGGTGGTTAACTTGGCAACCATATCAAGTGACAGTAGGTATGGTATATTATCCAAGTCCGGTCCTGATGCGAAAACCATGTTCACAGATAAGGTGGTACCCATATCAGTTAATTATCCCTTCTTTTTCAAACCGATACAGGACGGAATGGACCGTCCAAAGACCGAGCTTGCCTACCGTGTCCCCGCAAGTAAGTTCACCCGTCGTAAACTTACCGCCAACGAAGCCGCGCCCGAATTACAGGGTCTCGACACGACCATCGATTGGAAAAATACCGGTGACAACTCCTACGATGGGGAGAAACTCAAACTCCTCGTTCATGACGAGTCCGGTAAATGGGAGAAGCCGAACAACATCCTCAACAACTGGAGGGTTACGAAAACCACGTTAAGATTAGGTAGTAGAATTATTGGTAAATGCATGATGGGTTCAACTTGTAATGCGTTAGATAAAGGTGGTGATAATTTTAAAAAATTATACTATGACTCAGATGTCACAAAAAGAAATGCGAATGGACAGACTCGTTCGGGACTCTATTCTTTGTTCATTCCTATGGAATGGAATTACGAAGGATACATTGATTCTTATGGAATACCTGTCTTCGACAATCCGACCGATCTTGTTAAAGGACCACATGGAGTACCTATAACATTAGGAGTTATAAATTATTGGCAAAATGAAGTAGATGGATTAAAAGATGATCAAGACGCTTTAAATGAATTTTATAGACAGTTTCCTAGAACTGAAGAACATGCATTTAGAGATGAAGCTAAATCATCATTATTTAATCTTACAAAAATATATGAACAAATAGATTGGAATGCTGAAACAAGAGATACACCTGTTACACAAGGTAATTTTCAGTGGGTAGGAGGTATAAAAGATACTTCAGTTATATTTGTTCCTCAAAATAATGGTAGATTTTTTATATCATGGACACCTCCAATTAGATTACAAAATAATGTAATACATAAATTAGGTAAAAAATATCCAGGTAATGAACATCTTGGAGCATTTGGTTGTGATAGTTATGATATATCTGGTACAGTAGATAAACGTGGTTCTAAAGGATCTTTACATGGTTTAACTAAGTTTAGCATGGAAGATATACCACCTAATCATTTCTTTTTAGAATATATAGCTAGACCACAAACAGCTGAAATATTTTTTGAAGATGTACTTATGGCTTGCGTATTTTATGGTATGCCAATACTAGCAGAAAATAATAAACCTAGATTATTATATCATTTTAAAAGGCGAGGTTATAGAGGTTATGCAATGAATAGACCAGATAAAATATATAATAAATTATCGGTAACAGAAAGAGAGATTGGTGGAATACCTAACTCTAGTGAAGATATTAAGCAAGCGCATGCTGCTGCTATTGAAAGTTATATAGAAACTTATGTAGGATTACGCAGTGATAATACATATGGTGATGTGTATTTTCAAAGAACTTTAGAAGACTGGGCTAAATTTGATATTAATAATAGAACAACACATGATGCTTCTATTAGTTCAGGATTAGCAATAATGGCTTGTAATAAAAATAAATATAGACCTGTTCCTAAAATGATTAGACAAAGTTATGATTTAGGAATAAAAAAATATGATAATAGTGGGTTGTTATCTAAAATTATAGATTAAATGAAGAGTATATACACTAATGGTAATAGTATTTTCCCTAGCCAAGTGGTTAGTGACGCTGAAAAAGCTAGCTGGGAATATGGCGAGCAAGTTGCTCAAGCTATAGAACAAGAGTGGTTTAGTCAAGGTAGAACAAATGGTAATAGATATTTGACTACTTGGAATAACTATAATAGATTAAGATTATATGCAAGAGGTGAACAACCGACTCAAAAATATAAAGATGAATTATCAATCAATGGTGATTTATCTTATTTAAATTTAGACTGGAAACCAGTTCCTATTGTTTCTAAATTTGTAGACATATTAGTTAATGGTATTTCTAATAAAGATTATCAAATAAATGCTTTTGCTCAAGACCCAGAGTCTTTAGAAAAAAGAACTAACTATGCAGAAACTTTAGCTCAAGAAGTATTTGCAAGAGATACCATGAAGCAAATAGTAGATAAATTAGACTCAGCGTTATTTAATACAAGTATACCACCTGATCAGATGCCTCACTCTATGGAGGAATTAGAGCTACATATGCAACTTGATTATAAACAAGCAGTAGAAATAGCAGAGGAAGAAGTTATAAATCAAGTATTAGATTATAATAGATGGGATTTAACTAGACGTAGAATTAACTATGATTTAGTTACATGTGGTATTGGTGCTTGTAAAACAAACTTTAATACAGCAAATGGTATTACAGTAGATTACGTAGATCCAGCTTATTTAATATATTCTTATACAGAAGATCCAAATTTTGAAGATATATATTATGTAGGTGAATTAAAAGCAGTTACATTACCTGAAATAGCAAAGCAATTTCCAGCTTTACCAGATAGTGAACTAGAAAAAATACAAGAGTATCAAGGTGATAAAACTTATATGTATGGTTATGGTTATGGTCCATGGGATCAAAATACTATTCCATTATTATATTTTGAATATAAAACCTATAGTGATCAGGTATTTAAAGTAAAAGAAACTGATTGGGGTTTGCAAAAAGCAATTCCTAAAGATAGTGGTTTTAATCCTCCTGCTAATGAAAATTTTGAAGCAGTTGGTAGAACTATTGAAACGTTATATAGAGGTGTAAAAGTTTTAGGTACTAATATATTGTTAAGATGGGAATTATGTCCTAATATGACTAGACCAGCAGCAGATACTACAAAAGTAGAAATGAATTATGCTATATGTGCACCACGTATGTATAAAGGACGTATTGATTCTACGGTAAGTAGAATAACTGGTTTTGCAGATATGATTCAAATCACTCATTTAAAACTACAACAAGTTATAGCTAGGATGGTACCAGATGGTGTATTCTTAGACATGGATGGTCTTGCAGAAGTTGATCTTGGTAACGGAACAAATTACAACCCAGCTGAAGCATTAAACATGTATTTTCAAACAGGTTCTGTAGTGGGTAGATCACTAACACAAGATGGTGAATTAAATAGAGGTAAAGTTCCAGTTCAAGAATTACAAACTGGTAATGGTCAAGCTAAAATACAAAGTTTAATTAGCACATATAATTATTATTTACAAATGATAAGAGATGTGACCGGGTTAAATGAAGCTAGAGATGGAGCTTTAGCTGATAAAGATACTTTAGTAGGATTACAAAAAATCGCAGCGCAAGCTTCTAATATAGCTACTAAACATATTAACAATGCTAGTTTATTTATAACACTAAGAATGTGTGAAAATATTTCTAAGAAAATAGGAGATATGTTAGATTATCCACTAACAAAAAACGCGTTAAAACAAAGTATAACTACATTTAACACTATGACGTTAAAAGAAGTTGATAAATTAAATTTACATGACTTTGGTATATTTTTAGATCTTGAGCCAGACGAAGAAGAAAAAGCTCAACTAGAACAAAACATACAAGTAGCGCTTAGTAGTGGTGGTATTGATTTAGAAGATGCTATAGATATACGTCAAATACGTAATTTAAAATTAGCTAATCAAATGCTAAAACAAAAACGTAAGCGTAAGTTAGCAAGAGAAAGACAAATGCAGTTGGAAATGAACCAACAACAAGCACAAATAAATACTCAATCAAATCAAGCTGCAGCAGAAGCTGAAGTTCAAAAACAACAAGCTTTAACCGCTGAGAAAGTAAACTTTGAAGAAGCTAAATCTCAATTTGAAATACAACGTATGCAAACTGAAGCAGAAATTAAACGTCAGTTAATGGCTGAAGAATTTAATTATCAATTACAGTTAGAGCAAATGAAAACTCAACGTGAGAGAGAAAAAGAATTTATGATAGAAGATCGTAAAGATAAAAGAACAAGAATAACTGGTAGCCAACAGAGCGAAATGATTGCGCAAAGAAAAAATAATTCTTTACCTATAGATTTTGAAGAACAGAAAGTAGCTAAAGATATTATGAACATGGATACTGGTATTTAGTATTAATTATTTAATTATATTTTATTATGGCAGAACAAAAAGCGGCCGTAGAGGTCAAACAAGAAGGTGAATTTACTTTAAAAGGTAAAAATTTACCTAAACGTAAGGTGAAAGACTTAGGTAAAACTAGTAAAGAACCTGTAAAAATGGAGATAAAAAAACCTGTAGAAGAAAAGGTTGAAACTCCTAAAATTGATTTAACTAAAAAAGAAGACAATGCCGTTCAAGAGCGAAAAACAGAGGAGATACCTGTGGGCGACAAACCCGAAACTAGCAGAGAAGTGGACAAAGAAGTACGGATCAGCGATACAAATGATAAAGAAGATTCTCCACTCCAAGTAATTGAAGAGATAACTGAAGAAGTTAAACCAAAAGAAGAAGTAAAAGAAAAACCTCAATTAATTGAAACACCTAAATTACCTGAAAATGTAGAAAAATTAGTTACATTTATGAATGAAACAGGTGGTACAGTTGAGGATTATGTAGAGTTAAACAAAGATTATTCAAAATTAAGTAATGATCAACTTTTACATGAATATTTAAGAAAAACAAAACCTCATCTAGATAAAGAAGATATTGATTTAATCATGGAAGATTATCAATATGAAGAAGATATAGATGATCCAAAAGAAATACGTAAGAAAAAACTAGCTTATAAAGAGGCTGTTGCTTCAGCTAAACAAGATTTAGAAAATAGAAAAACTAAATATTATGCTGAAATAAAAAACAGACCTGGAGTTACTCAAGAGCAACAAAAAGCTATGGATTTTTTCAATCGTTATAATAAACAGCAAGAAAATATAAAGCAGTCTCAGGAAGATTTTAAAAATCGTACTAAGCAAGTATTAAACAACGAGTTTGAAGGTTTCGAATATAGCGTTGGAGATAAAAAGTTTAGATACAAAATAAAAGATCCTGTGACAGTAGCGGAAAAACAGTCTGATATTAATAACTTTGTTGGAAGATTTTTAGACAATGAAGGAAAAATAACAGATACTGCCGGTTACCACAAAGCTTTATATGCTGCGATGAATGCTGATAAACTAGCGTCTCATTTTTATGAGCAAGGTAAAGCTGACGGTGTTAAAAACATGGTTCAGCAATCTAAAAATCCAAGTGCAGATGCGCCACGGCAAGTTGCCAGCGGGGATGTTTATGTAGGCGGATTTAAAGTAAAAGCCATTAGTGGAGCAGACTCATCAAAACTAAAAATCAAAAAGAGAACATTTAATAATTAAAATTTAAAATTATGGCTTTAAATCCCCAGTTTGGCTCGATTATACCTAGTCAAACTCAAGAAGTCTTACAAACTAACTATTTACAGTGGACTGATCCTGCTGCAGCTGATTTTACATCATTTGCTCAACAGTATTTACCAGAGATCTACGAAGCTGAAGTTGAAAGATATGGTAACAGAACTTTATCTGGATTCTTAAGAATGGTTGGCGCGGAGCTTCCAATGACAAGTGACCAAGTAATCTGGTCTGAACAAAATAGATTACATATTGCATATGACAACTGTACGTTTGTTAGCGCTACAGGTGTTATTACACTTAACCCAGGTGCGGTTGCAGGAGTAAACAATGTTATTTCTGTTAACTCTACTGTAGTAATTATGGACGACTTCGGTAACGAAGCTAAAGCTCTTGTTACTGCTAGTACTCCTGGTGCTGCAGGTACAATTACAGTAGAACCTTACACAGCTGCTAACTTAGCAGGTGCTGGATTAGTTGGTGTTGTAAAAGTATTCGTATATGGTTCTGAGTATAGAAAAGGATCTATTACTCCTAACTACGATGCTGCTACACAACCAGATGGTTATATTAGTGTTGACCCAGCATTTACTCAATTCTCTAACCTACCTGTAATCATCAGAAACAAATACGTAGTAAATGGTTCTGATACTGCACAGATCGGTTGGGTTGAAGTTTCAACTGAAGACGGAACTGGAGGATACTTATGGTATCTAAAAGCTGAGTCTGAAACTAGATTAAGATTTGAGGATTACTTAGAAATGATGTGTGTAGAAGGTGAATTAGTTGATGCAGCTGTTTCTCCTATTGCAAACTTAAAAGGAACACAAGGTTTATTTGCAGCTATCGAAGATAGAGGTAATGTACAAGTTGGTTTCTCTGCAGCTACAGGTATCAGTGATTTTGATGACATCCTTAGAAACTTAGACACTCAGGGTGCAATTGAAGAGAACATGTTATTCTTAGACAGACAAACTGCTCTTGATTTTGATGATATGCTTGCTGCTATTTCATCTGGATCATCAGGTGGTACTGCTTATGGATTATTTGAAAACTCTGAAGAAATGGCTTTAAACTTAGGTTTCAGCGGTTTCAGAAGAGGTTCATATGACTTCTATAAAACAGATTGGAAATACTTAAACGATGCTTCTACAAGAGGTGCGATGGTAGGACCAAACTCAATTGAAGGAGTTTTAATTCCAGCTGGTACTACAACTGTTTATGACCAAATTTTAGGAACTAACATCAGAAGACCTTTCTTACACGTAAGATATAGAGCTTCACAA